AAAAGAAAAGCATAGTGGAAGAAATATTAAAATTAAAACGACAGATTAAAAACACTTTATCTGCAATCTCATTGGCGCTTACTTCGGGTGCAGGGGTTGACAATTTTGAATCTTACAAGTATATGTTAGGACAAATAAACGCTTACGAAGCAATTTTACAGGAAATATCCAACCTGCTTGAAAAAAAGGAGCAATATGAAAAACACACAGGAAACGTCATCGACATCACCGATAGACCCGCCAAAAAATAAATCAGCATTATTAGATAAATACACAGAAGAATCTTCAAAACTTCCAGTACCAACTGGTTGGAGAATTTTAGTACTTCCTTTTAAAGGAAAGAAAAAAACTAAAGGTGGAATTTTATATTCCGATGAACAAGTAGAAAGACAACAACTTGCTACAGTATGTGGAACGGTATTAGCAATGGGTCCCGACTGTTATAGGGATAAAGAAAAATTTCCCGATGGTTCGTGGTGCAAAAAAGGCGATTGGGTAATCTTCGCTAGATATGCAGGATCTCGGTTTAAAATAGAAGGTGGAGAAGTAAGATTACTAAACGATGATGAAATCATCGCAACCATAAAAGACCCAGAGGACATTGTCCATGAGTTTTAACATAGGAGGAAAAAACTATGCCTGACGATAAAGATAAATCAGAAGTTGTAGAAACAAAAGAAAACAAGAGTGTTCCTCTTGATACTTCAGGTCCAGGAGCCGAGGTTGAATTACCAGAAGAAGTGGTACAACCAGATGCACCTAAGGAAGAAGTTACAATAGAACCGACAGAAGAACCAATAAAAGTAGAAGAAGTACCAGCAGAAACAGTAACAACGGAACAAGAACCAGAGAAGAAGGAAGACACACAACTAGAAGAGTATAGTGATACAGTTCAAAAAAGAATCAGTAAACTAACTCGAAAAATGAGAGAAGCTGAGCGTAGAGAAAAAGCTGCGCTTGATTATGCTCAAGGTACTAAACGTGAAATGGAAGTTATCCAGGACAAGTTTAGAACTACCGAAGAGAAATATGACAAAGCTTTCTCAGATAAAGTATCTGAACAATTAAAATCAGCACAAGAAGAATTAGGTCAAGCTATAGAAAATGGTGATGCTGCTAAACAAGTTTTAGCAAATAAAAAAATCGCTGCGTTATCTATAGAAGAAGCAAGACTTGGCGCCGCTGAAAAATATCGTGCAGATCTAAAACCTAAGACTCCTGAGGAGCAGGATCATCTTAGATACAGGGAAACACCTTCACAACTTCCAAGAGCACAAGCTGCTCGTGGAACACCTGATCCAAAAGCTGAAACATGGGCAGAAAAAAATGACTGGTTTGGTCAAGACCGAGCTATGACATTCACTGCTTTTGAAATTCATAAAGATCTTGTGGAAAAAGAAGGCTTCGACCCTAAATCTGACGAATATTATGAGGAAATAAATAAAAGAATAAAGGTTGACTTTCCCCATAAATTTGCTAGAGGTGGTAATGTAAATACGGCTAGATCGACTCAGATCGTTGCTTCGGCGGACCAATCAGCTCAAAGAAGCATAAAACCAGGCCGCAGAACTGTGAAGCTCACGCCTTCGCAGGTAGCAATAGCTAAAAAGCTAAACGTGCCACTCGAAGATTATGCGAAACAATTAACCATGAAGGAGGTATAGCATGACAAAAGAAGACAAAAAAACTCCTCTTGCTCACCAAGCTAGGTCAAAATCTGAAAGACCAAAAGTTTGGGTGAACTCATCTCACTTAGATGCACCTAAATGTCCAGACGGTTATCGACAGCGTTGGATTCGTTTTGAAACGATGGGCCAAGATGATACAAAAAACATCACGGCCAAGTTAAGACAGGGATACGAACTCGTAAGAGCTGATAGTTACCCTGACATGAACTTCCCCGCAGTTGAAACAGGTAGATATAAAGGTATCATCGGAGTAGGTGGTCTAGTGTTGGCTAGAATACCAGAAGAACTCGCGAAACAACGTGACGCTTATTTTAAAAAGATCACGCAGGATAAACAGGAAGCTGTTGACAACGAGCCTCTGAAGGATCAACATCCAAGTATGCCAATGAGCACTCAAAGGCGTACTACGTATAGTTTCGGCGGTGGCAAAAAAGAATAATTCTTTTTTAAAATTCCCGAATTTTTATTAACCCGTTTACATGTAAAAATGTAAGCACATTGGAATAGGTAAATACTATGGCAAATAGACAAGCTGGTGGATATGGACTTAAACCTGTAAATACGCTGGGAAATACTCCAGCTACTTCAGGACAGTCTAAATACACTATCAAAGCAGCGCATGGTACAGCTATTTATAATGGTGAACCGGTAACACTAATTGTTAACACAGGTAGTGGAACTGGGGGTTTTGTAGAAGGCGCAGCAGCTGGATCGACGACTTTAATAATCGGCGTATTCAACGGTTGTTTTTACAACGCGGCAACTACACAAAAACCAACTTGGAGCAATTACTATCCTGCTTCAATTACACCAGCGAATAGTGAAGACATCACTGCTTTCGTCAACGACAACCCATTCCAGGAATATCAGATCGCAACAGGCGCAGCGATTTCTGCTACACTTCACACAGTGCAAGCAAAAATTGGCCAAGTTGCTGATACTTCGGCTTCCGGAGAATCTACAGCTGGTAGAAGCAATACTACTCTTAATGAGGCAGCATCGGCTACTACTGGTAAACAGTGGAGAATCTTAAGAAGAGCAGAAGATCCTGATAACCAAGACTTCAACGCAGCATATGCAAACATGATTGTTGTTTCTAACAACAAATATAATGCTTATGTGGTTGGGGTATAGGAGCATAGAACATGGCAATATCACGAGCACAGCTAGTTAAAGAACTAGAACCAGGTTTGAATGCACTTTTTGGCCTGGAGTACAAACGTTATGAAAACGAAGCAAGTCAGATATTCGACAACGAATCATCTGATAGAGCTTTTGAAGAAGAAGTAATGTTATCTGGTTTCGGTACAGCAGATGTTAAACCTGAAGGTAGCGGCGTTCAATACGACGATGCACAGGAAACATACACTGCTAGATACACTCACGAAACAGTAGCATTAGCATTCGCATTGACAGAAGAAGCTGTTGAAGATAATCTCTACGACAGAATCTCTTCTAGATATACAAAAGCTTTAGCACGTTCAATGGCAACATCAAAACAAGTGAAAGGTGCAGCAGTACTTAACAATGCATTCGCAACTTCCGGCTATGACGGAGGTGACGGTGAATCATTATGTGGTAACGCTCATCCTACACTTAACGGTAATCAGACAAACATACCAACTACAAATGCAGATTTATCTGAAGTATCTTTAGAGCAAGCTTTAATTGACATCGCTTCTTTACAAGATGAAAGAGGATTAAAAATTGCAGCTCAAGGAATGAAAATGGTCATCCCTAAAGAATTGCAATTCACTGCTGAGAGAATAATGAAATCTCAAGGTAGAACTGGTACAGCTGATAACGATATCAATGCACTTAAAAGCATGGGAATGGTTCCACAAGGTTTTGTGGTTAATCATTACTTAGCTGATACAGATGCTTGGTTTATCAAAACTGATGTTCCAAATGGAATGAAGCACTTTGTTAGAGCACCATTAAAAACAGCTATGGAAGGCGACTTCGATACTGGCAATGTTAGATACAAAGCAAGAGAAAGATACAGCTTCGGCTGGTCTGACTGGCGTGGAGTATACGGCAACGCAGGTGCATAATAACACTTAAAAAATTAAAAGGGGCGGTTTGACTGCCCCTTTTTTTATGTTATAAAGAAAGTTATATGAAAAAATTCCTCATAAATATCTGGGCATACGATTATCACGCTAAATTTGAAATTTTAGCGGAGGATAATGCTCTTTCCGTTGAAAAATCAATCCTTGACAAGCTGGGAGAAAAAAGTATAAAATGGGAATCAACGGGAATGTTTAGAAACACCCGAAGAATAACCTATGAGGAGGTTATAGATGACACAAGACCTATACAACACAAAACGGTCCTTGGAGTTAGAGTGGCAACAGGAGCACCTGAAGGAGGGCAAGTATAATATTAATATGTCCTACATTGATAAAAAAATTCAGGAAATTGTTAAAGAAATCATTGCCAAAGAGTTCGAAGAATCTACTCGCCTTAATAAAGT